CTCATACTTTCCGCCATTACCAGTGTAGCCACCTGTTGCAAAAAATTTGCCCATGTCTTGATTGCCAAACGAATTGCCAGTGCCAAATCCTCCGCTAATTGCACTACCGATTGAACTTGCGATCATGCCAAAGACTCGGCTAGCCTGAGCCTGTAATTGAATACGCAGCAAATCTTTAATAATCGACTTTGTTAAATCGCCAAAAGACAGCTTGCCTGTTTCGACAAAATTAGAAATTGCGTTGCTCATGTTGTTAGTCAGCGAGGAGAACATATCCCCAGCGATCATTGCCGAGTTTGTTGCATCCTCGGCAAACTGAGCCAATGCCGTATTCCAACCAAAACTAAATGTACGTTGCGCCTCTATGGATGACTGCTTTTGTATTTTCGCAAGTTCCGCCCATGCGTCACCAAGTTCTTTGATGGCTTGAGACTCATCATCAAACTGCTGAAGTATCGCCGCATTAGCCCCTGCGTTTGCTGCCTCTAATCGTTGATTCGCAATTTTTTCTAATTGGGTATTCGTTGCATCTAAAACGCTGTTGATCGCCTCTTGTACGCTTGCCTGATCTCTAGTCATGCCAAGCATGGCATCTTGACTTTTCATCATGCTTAATTGGTATTCTTGACTACGATTAAACTCATCAGACAGTTTTTTAACAGCCTCAAGCATGTTTTTTAGCTTGTCTACCTGCGGGTCTTTGCCTGTCATTAACGGGGCTTTAGGCTTTGTAGGCTCAACAAAGTTGCCGGGCATAACTGCGGGAAAAGCCGCATTTAAATCACTGTTTACCTGAGTTTGTAAAACAGCAATCTGAGCCTTTGCATAAGCTAGGCTTTTATCCCATATTGCCCTAGATACTGCATTGCCTTCTGGGTAAACATTGTTTATTTCTGCAATTTGTTTTTGCAGTCTAGCGATTTCTGCAACAGCATTAGAAGACCTGCCAAAAACAAGTCTTTCTGCGCTTGCGGTAAAACTCCCAAAAAAACTATTGGATTCTTTTGTGGCGTTAATAAATCCGCCAGCCAACTCATTAAGAGTAGGTAGCCAATCCCTAGCCATTTGATTAAATAGACCAGTACCTATTTTTTGAATGCGTGTCAGATTGTCGTTAAATTCTTCAGCCGCTTTCGCTGTTTCGCCCCCAACCACAACCCCGAGACGTTCTGCTTCTTTTGTTAACGCCTCCATGCCTGCACGACCAGCATTTAGAAAGGGGATTAACTGTGCGCCTGATCGACCAAATAACGATATGGCTAAGGCTGTCTTTTCTGCACCGTCTTGCAATCCAGAAAACCTTTCGGCAATCTGTAGCAAGGCATCATCTGTACCGCTAAATTGTGCAGGGTTTAACTTAAGGGCTTCAAAAGCCTTTAACGCCTCACCTGTTCCCTGCGCTGCATCGCTCATGCCCTTAGATAGGCGAGACAGGCTGCCTACTAACTCATCCTGTTTAACTCCGGCAAGTTCCGCAGCGTAAGCAAGCCCTGATAGGCTCTCGGTCGTGATACCTACCATCTGAGACTGTTTGGCTAGCTTATCCATACTATTAATGGATGACTTAACCATATAGCCAATAGCCGCAGCGGATGCGACCATAGCGGCGCTTACAGCCGCACCGTACTTTTTAACCGATTCTTGTGATTGCTTTAAACTTTTATCGAGTTCTTTGCTATCACCTACAATCTTGACTGATAGTGTGCCGATAACGCTCATTTTTTCTTAGCCTCTCTCAAATCTTGCAACAGTTCTTCGTAATGCTCGCCTGAGTTTGGAGATTGACTATTCTTATACTTGATGAGCGCCTTTATCTCCCCCGCTGTCATCGCTCTGACCTCGCTTGGGGAAATATTAAACTCAGTCACCGCTATGGCGTAGAGGTTTCCCCAGTCGATTCCATCGGCTTTTTTTTACTGTCTCCCTCAAGGTTTAGGCAAGCAGAGACAATTAAAATAGCCATCGTAATGATTTCAACACGCACGCCACCAGCCTCGTCAAAAATAGACGCTGCTGTAACGTCTTTAACCCCTGCATGGCGTAACGTCTTGGCTACATACTCATAAGCAACAGAGGCTGGCACATCATTTAAACTAGCCCTGTTTGCAAAGCCCATTAAGCTACTGCCTTGCACAGATTCCAAGTCAAAAATTAGAGCCATTGACGGGCGGATTCTGTATATCTCGCCCTTCCAAGTTAGCTCTATATCTTTAAATACGCTCATGAACCTGAACCCTTAACAATTGCGCCTGTACTCATCAGCGTTGCCGAGAAAGTCACAGCCTCATTGTAAGGTTGTCCCTCGTTGTAAGAGGATAGGAAAAAGTCACCCTCAATGGTGTATGAACCATAATCGAGTTCAACTTCATTGATAAGCGTCCCATTTAAGGCTAGTTCCATCAAACTAGAATCGGTATACAAGCCATCAAGAGTAATCTCGACAGACTTCTCGCCCGGATCTTCCATCAATCGGCGTACACCATCGTCACCAACTGAAGTAATGTTCACCGCTTCGTTGTTAATAGTGAATGAGGTTGTGCGTGCTGTAGCCACCGGAGTGCTAGCAACACTAACAATAACTTTGCGACCTAGAATTTCAGCCATGATTTATTCCCTTATTAAAATACGGAATCTTTGAACCCCGTGTCTGGTTACACCATCTGACTCTAAAAACGTTTCAGAGTATTCACAATCGCAACCGAGTAAATTATACCCTTGTACGGTAAATTCGGCACGATGTAATGCGTCATAAATATTTCCCATAATAGTCTTAACTTCTGCCCTGCCCCTATATTTCGACCAGCTATGAATCGTGATTGTTGCTTCAAAGCCCACAATCAGGTCTGTATCCATCTGAACAAAAGTATCATCGCCAATAACCACATAAGGCGCTACAGCATTGTCCGGAACATTATCGTAAACCGTAGTCGATAATGCAGCACTCAATGTAGAAAATATAGCCTTTTGAACCTCTAATTCTGCGCTCATTTTCCTGCCCCTTTAGTCGTATTCTTAATAGCATTACTGACCAAACGGCTTATAAGCGTGCGATTCTTCTCTAAAGCAGGGTTTAAAAACGGTCTTTGGATCATCTTGCTTGTGCCAAATTCAAGGTGTGGTGCATATTCTAAGCCCGTCCCCACATAAACATCGCCGCTTTGCACCTCTACGACAATACTGCTTACCAGTCTGCCAGTATCCGTATTGGGTGCGGTATTAGGCGCAGAGACCGTATGCGTGTACTGTCCGCCACCTGCTCGGTATCGGGTAACAGTTTCGCCGCTTGATAATGTCTGGATTGAGCGTATTGCATCGCCTCGGACAGATTGACCCGCCACCATAAGGGCATCGGCAACAGCTTTTCCGTACTTGTCAGCCAACAAGTTAAGGTTTTTCTGAAGTTGCTCAACGCCTGTAACCTTCAAGTGACCACCCCTTCCTCGGCATATATCTCAATAAACTTGTTCATTTCCTCAAGGTTTATCAAGGCTCGAATCTGCATCAATCGACCATTGAAGTTGATCCTGTCCTTAGTGGTCAAATCAGCCCTGTAACGAATAAATATCCGGTGGGTGACGTTAGCCTCAAGCCTCATGGAATAAAGGCGCTCATTGCCGCTTATTGGCTTAATAAACGCCCGTATGCTTGCATAATCGCCCCAAGTGTTTGATCCACCGCCTGCATTGTCAGCAACATAGGTTTGACGCTGCACATTGATTCTGTGTCTGAGTGCGCCGGGAGTTATTTCGCAGCATTTAATCATGGTGGGCTTAACTCATACCAACTAAAGTCAGCATATACGGTTTTCGCATCTGCGCTCAGGTTTTTAATCTCAATGGCGTATGTCGTGCCGTTTTTAAGTATCCATTCCTCGGTTTCTGCTGCTGACTGCACTGATCTTGTGGTCGGGTTTGAGGATGCGGGAAAACCAATCAACCGAAGCGGCAAGCCAGTATCTGTTACTGTTGCACCTTTTTTAATCACAAAACTGGATGTATTAGTAGAAACCCTGTTTCTGTTTAAACCCGTGACAGCCGTTCCGCTTGTGGCTGTGACGTTTTCCAATAGTCTGACTTCAATGCCGCCCTGACTGACGCTGTAAAACTCTTTATGGAAATGAACTATCTTTCCGTTTGGCATACCTGTAATGTAAAGAGTTTCGTTTCCTGCTAACTCTATCTTGTCCGACAGGTCAAACACAATGCCACGATGAATAAAGGCGTGAATCTCGCCCATCGTAATGCGTGCGCCAGTAAAGTCGGTAGAACGAAGTAAATTATCTGCTTCGTTGACCCTTGTGCCATCCGCAGCAAAAATGAAACCTGTTCGTGTCGAGCGTTCAATCATAGGCTCACCATCATCCGGCAAGAATCCCACATTGAGGCAGCACCGGATTTCTTGATAGCGTCATTAACATCGCACGCACCACGATGCTCGTACAGGTATGCGGCTAGTGACTTAATGCCAAGCAAGATACGCCCATCAATAGCCTCTACGCTCTCATGTCCTGCGGTATAGGTGATTTCAATAGAACCGTATTCCTTTGGCTCTACTCGTGCAGGGCGGCTTGATAGATCAATCTCGGCATTGTCTGTTAAATCACCGTTTACCTCTACGCTGTCAACAGACACAACAGGAAAGACGGGAAGGTTAATCCACCATGAGCGATAAGAAAACATAATCGACACACCCGCTAAACCGTCTTGTCTGCTCGGGTAATAGTCAGACTTGTAAACGTATTCACGTTCTAAAAGTTCAAGATTTGTGTATGACACGCAAGCGGCTGAAGCAGCTAACAAGAATGATTCGTAGAGCGAATCATCTGCTTCATCGTAGTCAATGGATAGAAAGTCAGCAAGTTCCTCAGTCGTGACGGGCGATACTAACGGCTCATTCGTCCGATTGCTGTACTTGTTGGGTCTTAGCCTTTGGTTTCCTGCCTCGCCGCTTAGTGATGGGCTGTACATTTCCATTGTTTACCTCTGGCAGTTCAGGCGTTACGATTTTTACTTCTCGCACCAAGCCACGCAACAGGTAGGCTTGATCTACTGTATCAAACAAGTCGTTTCGGCGAACCATTCGACCCGCCATTCTAAAATTCTGAGTTGCTATATACATGGTAATCCCCCCGAGCCAAAGCCCGAGGGGTTATCTCCGATTAGCTAGAAGCTACGTCAAAAGAGCCTTTGCAGAACGCTTTAGGCAATTCAACTGCGAAGGCTGCACGCTCTTCGCCGAGAATCACAATACCGTTCTTAACAAAGAGGTCAGCGTGTTGGTCAGCAACACGGACAGCCATCGACTCACGCTCATACAGAGTAGCGCCCATTGTCCAATCGCCCAACAGGAAGTCACCCGATGTAACAGCGTTAGTCACAATGACTGGCACACGCCACAAGCGGCTTTCACCACCGTTAGGCACA